TGCTTATGACATCGCTGGTGTTCAGCCGATGACTGGTCCTACTGGTCTGATCTTCGCAATGCGCTCCCGCTATGGCACCGACCGTGCTGCTGGCACCGAGGCATTCTTCAACGAAGCAGATACAGAGTTCTCTGCAGAGAACGCAGCAAGCAACCTGGGTCGTACCGCTCAGAGCGGCAGCAACCCTGGTCTGCTGAACGACGGTGGCACCTACAATACCTCCGATGGTATGCCCACCGCCGAGTCTGAAGCACTGGGCGATGCAGCGGGTAACGCTTTCGCTGAAATGAACTTCAGCATCGAGAAGGTCACCGTGACCGCTAAGTCTCGTGCGCTGAAAGCTGAGTACAGCCTTGAGCTTGCTCAGGACCTGAAGGCAGTTCACGGTCTGGACGCTGAGTCCGAGCTGGCGAACATCCTCAGCACCGAAGTTCTGGCTGAAATCAACCGTGAGGTTGTCCGTACAGTCTACAAGATTGCACGTCCTGGCGCTCAGAACAACACCGCAACTGCTGGTATCTTCGACCTCGACGTTGACTCCAACGGTCGCTGGAGCGTTGAGAAGTTCAAGGGTCTCCTCTTCCAGATCGAGCGCGATATGAACGCAATCGGTCACGAGACTCGTCGTGGCAAGGGTAACATCCTGATCTGTTCTGCTGACGTTGCTTCGGCACTGTCGATGGCAGGCGTTCTGGACTACACCCCCGCACTGGCTGGTAACAGCGGTCTGCTCCCCGACGACAACAGCAGCACCCTCGCAGGTACTCTGAACGGTCGCATCAAGGTCTACGTCGATCCCTATTCTGCTAACGTTTCTGACCGTCACTTCTATGTGGCTGGTTACAAGGGTGGCAGTGCATATGACGCAGGTCTGTTCTATTGCCCCTACGTTCCCCTGCAGATGGTTCGTGCCGTTGGTCAGGACACCTTCCAGCCGAAGATCGGCTTCAAGACCCGCTACGGTCTGGTTGCTAACCCCTTCGCTGAGGGTACCACCCAAGGCAGCGGTGCTCTCACCGCCAACGCTAACCGCTACTATCGTCGCGTTCTCGTTGACAACCTTATGTGATCCATTGGTCATATATTCAACACACGGGGACCCCAAGGGGGTCCCTTTTTTTATAGATACTGATAGATTGCAATTACAAATGCCAAGAAACAACGTGAAGAAACAGGAATTAGAAGTGCGTCTCTTAAAGATGAAAAACGAACTCTACAATGGTTCTTGGTCTGCAAAAGGTACTCAGTGGCACGACGGAGCACATACTATGTTGAATCGTATGTTGGAGATGTTGCAGGAATATCGCGACTAAATAACTGTGACGGAACATCGCTAAAATATGTCCTTCCCTTCACAGTTAACTAATAGGAATTTCCTTAGCCCAGGCGGTTTCCGTTTCTCTCTTGGCAAGTACCCCAAGGTATCTTACTTCGCACAGTCTGCGAACATCCCAGGTATTCAACTGAAACTGATAGAACAGGAGACTATGTATCGTTCTATCTACAGGGACGGTACCTTGGAGTATCAAAACTTCACTCTCCGTTTTATGGTTGATGAAGATCTTGAGAACTATATGATCCTACACAACTGGATGCGTGGTCTTGGTGTACCCGATAATTTCTCCGAGAGAGCAACGTTTGAAGAACTCGATACAGAACCTGGCATTGGTGCATTCCCATATGCTGATGGTACCCTGACAGTATTGAACTCTAGTTACCAACCCAAGTTCAATATTTCGTTCAAAGACTTGAATCCGACATCACTCACAACGCTTGAGTTTGATGCGTCTTTGACCGATACCGATTACTTCACTGCCACAGTAGAATTTGATTACCTTTCGTTCCAAGTTCAAGACTTGAACGGTAACCGCATTGACAAATTGAGTTAATTATGGATCCACTTGAAATGGTCAAGCAGTCCTGGGCTGCTGACTGTGTATTTGATGAGGACAAACTAGATCAGGAGTCGCTCAAGATTCCGTCTCTCCACGCCAAGTACCAAGATTATTATTCAAAATACAATCTCCTACTCTCCGAGAGTCGCATCAAATTGCGTACCCTTGTGAGGGATAAGTGGTTGTATTACACAGGAAAAGCAGATGCCAAAGTGTACGCTGAACAACCTTTTGATCTAAAGATCTTGAAGGGTGACATCGATACATTTATGGAAGCTGATGAGGACATTCAGAAACAACAACTCAAAATTGCATACTTTGAAACTCTCATAAATTATATTGAGGGCGTGCTCAAACAAATCAACAATCGAACTTATCACATCAAGAACGCTCTTGAACATAGAAGATTTGAAGCAGGATTCTAAATGATTGTTATTACTAAGAAGAACGAAGTCTTCTTACGCCTTGATGCTGAACCGTCAGTCCACCAAGAGTTGTCTGACTACTTTACTTTTGAAGTTCCCAACGCAAAGTTTTTACAACGACAAAGACGATATAAGTATTGGGATGGAAAGATTCGTTTGTACTCTCCTGGTAACGGTGAGTTGTATGTGGGTCTCTACGATTATCTGGTTGAATGGTTAGATAAGAAAGGCTACGAGTATGAGGTAAAAGAATCTAAGTATTATGGTATCCCTGCAGACGAGGAAGAATTTGTCACCCCTGAGTCAGTTACAAGTTTTGTTAGATCTCTCGGTCTCCCTTTCAAGGCAAGAGGTTACCAGTTACGAGGACTTTATTCTGCTATCAAGCATCACCGTAGGCTTCTACTATCACCAACTGGATCTGGCAAGTCTTTCATAATCTATTGTTTGATTAGATGGCACCTGCAATACAACAGAGAGATTTTGTTGGTTGTACCAAACACAAGTTTGGTTGAACAAATGTACAAGGACTTTGAACAGTATGGATGGAATGCAAGAGAATACTGCGCCAAAGTGTATGGAGGAAAAGACCGCTATACAGGAAGTCCTGTTGTCATATCTACGTGGCAGTCTATCTACAAGGAGCCTCGCAATTTCTTTAATAGGTTTGATGTTGTTATCGGAGATGAAGCGCACCTCTTCAAAGCGAAATCACTGACAAATCTTCTGACAAAGATGCACGGGTGTAAATATCGTGTGGGTTTGACAGGTACCCTTGATGGTACAGAGACACATCAACTAATACTGGAAGGACTGTTTGGTCCTGTCGAAAGAGTTATTCGCACATCCGAACTTCAGAAGGAAGGGCATCTGTCTGAACTGAAGATCAATATCTTGGTGTGTAAACACGACTATCAATTCTTTGAGAATTATCAGGACGAGATTGATTATATCATCTCACATAAACAACGCAACAAGATTATCACATCTCTTGCTAGAGATTTGAAAGGTAACACTCTCATCCTGTTCAACTATATCGAGAAGCACGGTGACCCTTTATGGGAGTTGCTAAATAGTAATGAGAACAACAAACAGACGTTCTTTGTTCACGGTGGCATTGACACTGATGAACGGGAGCAAGTAAGACAAATTTGTGAGTGTACTGATAATGCCATCGTGTTGGCATCCTATGGAACTTTCTCCACTGGGATCAATATCAAGAACTTGCACAATGTGATATTTGCTTCACCATCTAAATCCAGAATACGAAACTTACAATCTATTGGTAGGGCACTAAGGAAACACGATTCCAAAGCGTGTGCCTATCTTTATGATTTTGCTGATGACATTAGTAATGACCATCATCGTAATGCAACCTTGAACCATATGATCTTTAGGGTCAAAACGTACAAGGCAGAGAAATTTGATTATTCCATCACCGAGATCAATCTAAAAGGTAAAGATTAGTATGTCCTTAGGTTACATCCGACACGACGAAGAATTCTACGGTACCGCCAAACTTACTGACGGTACAGAAGTCCTTGCCAAGATGCTAGTTGTTCAAGACACAGACGGTACCGATATTGTGTTTGTGTCTAACCCTGCAAAAGTACACGCTACAGAAGCAGTTCAGGACAACAAGCGAGCAACGGTCATCGGATTAAAAAAATGGATGGTCTTCTCTGAAGAAGACTTCTACATTATTCCTGAGAATCAGATCATCTCTATTGCTCCTCAATCGATTGAAGCAAAGATGATGTACAAGATGTTCGTTCGTCAGGAGTTCGACCTAGAAGATATTGATGAAACAGAACGAGAGGTTGAGATCACTGAATCAATGGGACTCATTGGTAAAGTAGATCAAGCACGTAAGTCTTTAGAAGATCTTTTTAATAAGTAATCTCTAAATAAGCTCTAAGAGTGTTTGTCAACCCTTACAGTGTTGATTATAATTAGTTATTAGCAGAGTGTCAAGCCTTGACAAATCAGTGCTAATTCTGTAAAGTGTTTGTTATGAATGCAGCACAAATACTATGGGTGTTTTAATGGCAAAACGTTCTAAAAATCAACACTACGTAGACAATGCCAAGTTTCTGGAAGTTTTGATCCAGTACAAGGCAAGGGTGCAACGTGCTGCTGATGCTGGAAAAGAGAAACCTCGTATCGATGAGTACCTTGGGGAGTGCTTCCTAAAAATTGCTACTCACCTTTCTTATCGTCCTAACTTCATCAACTATATGTACAAGGATGATATGATCGCAGATGGATATGAGAACTGTGTTCAATATATTGATAACTTTAATCCCGAGAAGTCTAAGAATCCTTTCGCATACTTTACTCAGATCGTGTACTACGCATTCCTGAGACGTATTGCTAAAGAGAAGAGACAGCAAGCAATCAGAGAAAAGATCGTAGAGAAGTCTGGATTCGATCAAGTCTTCCATACGGATGACAGTTCTGACACTGCAGTGTACAATGGAATCAAGTCTCGCATCGAGATGAACAACCGTTATTGATTATGAAACTACTTACACTTGAAGATTACCAAAAGGCAGGAGAATCATTTTGGCCAAAGTATTGGTACATCGCTAAAGAACTTGGTGAAGGTGCCAAGACAGAAGACATTCTTAAAGTTATGGAAGCAGTCGGTGGTGTTGCACTGAAACTTGCGCTAGAATCAAACGAAGGACCTTTCGGATTTAACAAACCAGATGCAGGAAACGGAACAGAAGAAACTAAAACTAAGTAATTCACTCGGTGGTACCGTTGAGACTGACATCCCAGAAGATGTTGAGTGGATTGACGATTGCTTCTACATTAAAAAAACTAGATTCGGTATGCACACCAGCATTCTAAAAGATCCTCTGGGTGCACACTTCATCACTGGTCTTGAATATGATGTAGTCCTTTCAGTTACACGCTGGCACTTGAAAGCAATTCAAGAAGGTAATCTTGATCAGCACAGTCGTGTAGTTAACTCGGGTATTGTTGGAGGAAAACTTTGAAGATTCTTTTGATTACCGATCAGCATTTCGGTGTTCGTAATGACAATCAAGTCTTCATTGATAAGTATCATCAGTTCTATACTGGGGTAGTGTTACCCTATATCAGGAAGAACAATATCAAACACGTTATTTGTTTGGGAGATACTTTCGACAAACGAAAGAGTATCAACTTCTTTTCATTAGACTCCGCCAAGGAGATGTGGTTCGATCCGCTTCGTGATGAAGGTGTTCATATGTGGATGCTGTTGGGTAACCACGACATCTATTACAAGAACACTCTAAAGATCAACGCACCAGAGGCACTTCTAAAGGGGTATGACAACATTACGATTATCAGTGTACCTACTGAGTTACAGTTCGATAACCGCAAGTTTCTTCTTCTGCCTTGGATATGCGATGAGAATAGAGGAGGAACCCGAAGACAAATTGAGGAGAGTGATGCATCTGTGTGCTTGGGGCATCTTGAACTTAACGGTTTTGAAGCTCTACCTGGAGTACGTATGGAGCACGGGGACGACCCTAGTCCCTTCAGTAAGTTTGACCTAGTGTGTTCTGGGCACTTCCATATGAAGTCCCGCAAAGAAAACATCCAGTATCTCGGTAACCCGTACCAACTCTACTGGAATGATTACGGTCAGAAACGTGGGTTTCACGTACTAAATACTGATACACTTAAACTTACGTTCGTTCGTAATCCTTTCGACATCTTCTCGAAGATCTTCTATGATGATGTCGCTAATGACTACACAGAAATTCCTGACTGTAGTCACCTTAAAGGATCTTATGTGAAACTTATCGTACAGAATCGAGAGAATCAAATCTGGTTTGATCGATATGTAAAGAGTCTTCAGGAGAACGGTGTTGCCGATCTCAAAATTATTGAAGATGTGAACTTGGAATTGGAAGACATTGATGACTCTATCAAAATGGAGGACACTGTTACCATCCTTGAAAACTATGTAAATGATTTGGAAGACAGTCTCGATAAGAAAAACATTGTCACGATCGTTAAGTCTCTATACTTAGAAGCACTCAACATCTGATGGAAGATCTAATGTACATACTTCTCGATGTAAAAACGGGCGGGGTCTATGCCGTCAACAGCGAGACCATCGATGAGAAGGTTGTGCAGATCTTTGTTGACAAAGATGATGCAGTGCGCTATCATATGATGCTAGAGGAGAGTGATAATTTCTCTAGAGAACTAGAGATTACTGAGGTGGAAGAAGAAATCGTGAAAGAAAATTGCGTCTCTCACGGATATGCTTACACCATCATCTCTCCTAATGACTTTGTGATACCCCCCGTATGATTCAGTTTGAGAAGATTCGCTGGAAGAACTTCCTGAGCACAGGTAACTCGTTTACCGAAATCAACTTCACAGAATCACCAAGCACTTTGATCATCGGATCTAATGGTGCTGGTAAAAGTACAATGCTTGATGCGTTGTGCTTTGCTCTGTTCAACAAACCGTTTCGTAAGATCAACAAACCGCAACTGGTGAACTCGATCAACGAAAAGGATTGTGTAGTTGAGATTGAATTCCGTATTGGGTCTGTGGATTACAAAGTGATACGAGGTATCAAACCTGGTATCTTTGAGATCTATCGTCAAGGTACCCTCGTTGATCAAGATGCAGCAAATAGAGACTACCAGAAATACTTGGAGCAGAGCATTCTCAAACTCAACTTCAAGTCTTTCACTCAGGTTGTTATTCTTGGCAGTAGCACTTTTGTGCCTTTTATGCAGTTGCCTGCTGCTCATCGACGAGAAGTTATCGAAGATCTACTGGACATTCAAGTCTTTTCACATATGAATACGCTCCTCAAAGAGCGTGTGAAAGATAACAATGAGTCCCTTCGCAACTGTAACTATGAGATGCAGATTGCAGAAGAACGTGTTGCATCGCAACGCAAGACCCTCGATGCTCTCACGAGTGTCAATGACGAAAGGATCGAACACCTTACCATCCAGTTCAAAGAGAACGAAGATAAGGTGTTATCTCTTCAGTCCGAGTGTACAACTCTCACCGAAGAGATGAAAGCAGTCGGTGAATCTGATCAGAAGGTAACACAACTGGACGGTCAATATAAAAAGGTACGCGACATCTTAGTGAAACTTGCAGCGAAACGTGACAAGGTTCAGAAAGATGTTGCTTTCTTCACCGACAACACCAGTTGCCCAACGTGTCAACGACCTATCGACGAAGAGTTTCGTAATGCTAAGATAGGTATTCTGGGGCAGAAGACCACCGACTACAATGACGGGATAACCCAACTTGAGGTTCAGTTAAAGAAAGTGCGTGATCAGATGAAATCTGTTCAGGCAGACCAGAAGAAGTTCTGGGAACTGAAGTCCAACGTAGATGCCCTCAAGATCGAAGAGAATAAGTTGATGGGTACCAACGCTAAGATTCTTAGCGAGGTCCAAAGACTCTCTAAGAAACCCGACATTGATAAAGAGAAGACTGTACTTGACAATCTAATTGCAGAGTACACAAAGAAAGAACAGGATTGTTCTGAAGTTAGTAAACTATCTTCTGATTACAAAGTTGTTCAAAGTCTTCTCAAAGACGGTGGGATCAAGTCCAAGATTATTTCTAAGTACATTCCTGTTATTAATCAATCGATCAACAGGCATCTTGGAAGTATGGACACATACATTAACTTCACTCTTGACGAAGAGTTCAATGAAGTGATAAAATCTAGGCATCGCGACAAGTTCTCATATGCTTCCTTTTCTGAAGGAGAGAAGCAAAAAATTGATCTCTCCCTTTTGTTTACTTGGAGACACGTCGCGAAACTCAAAAACTCTGTCACTACGAATCTTTTGATTCTGGATGAGGTTTTTGATTCTAGTCTAGATAATACTGCTACCGAAGAACTTCTAAAAATTCTGAAGGGACTTGGAGCAGAGACTCATCTCTTTGTTATCTCCCATAAAGGAGAAATCCTGGTTGATAAGTTTCAACGTACCTTACGATTCGATAAGGTAAATAATTTCTCTAAAATTATTGAAGATGTTTGACGTACCATCATACCGAGGATTCAAAGAGTGGGACCCAGAACTTCACGATGCATTAAAGTTTAGACTTCTAAGTCGTCGTGAAGAGTTCTGTGTACCAGACAATGCCCACAATGGCACAGGGTTCTCTACAGTTCGTTCTCAAAATAAACTGCATAAAGAGTACCCTGAGTTTGGGCAGTATCTAAATGATGCGATTTCAAACTATGACGACAAGTTAGAGGTTGCTTACTGTTGGGTTAACATTAATCCACCAGGTTCGTATCAGACTAGACACAATCACGCTTGCTGTGATATGGCAGGTACGTATTATCTGAAGGTTCCATTGGCAGACTCTGGAGCAATTCAATTTTACAATCCTTCCCCAGTTGTAGAAGCAATGATGTTGCATAGACCGTACCACGCTGGTATCCATATGCACATCCCAACTGAGACAGATCTTTTGATCTGGCCTGGTTATCTTGACCACGAGGTTATGTATAACTACTCAGATGAAGAAAGATGGAGCATTTCTTTTATGCTGTCCCTTAATGAGATAGATAGAAGAGAGCGTTTCCCATCTATGCTTGATGCCTGACGACAACACTCTTTGGTATGATGATCTAATCAACAAACTAAAGGACAAGTACGATGACAGTCCCAAATTGGCAACACCACAGCAAGAAAGAAAAAAAGCGACACCTAAAACCTCAAGCGATGAGGGCACGGCGTGAAGCACTGCGCCACTTCAAAAAGCGGCACACTAAGACCTCTGGTTCACGCCAGGGGTCTTATAGTATGTGCATCAACGCAACAGGATTATGACGGTCAACACTGGAGTCAAGGGTACACTCGCTAAACTGCTCGCTACTGAAGATCTGGTGATCGAGCACCGCAGTGTCTCCACTGCATCCTTTGATGTTGCCAAGCGTGTCCTGACCCTCCCAAACTGGGAGAAGGCAAGTGAGAATGTATATGACCTTCTGGTCTCTCACGAGGTTGGTCACGCTCTGTTCACCCCTGCTGATGGGTGGCAGACTATGGAGTGCCCACAGTCTTTCGTCAACGTGACTGAAGATGCTCGCGTTGAGAAACTGATGAAGCGTAAGTATCCTGGTCTCCCCAAGACCTTCTATAGGGGATATCAGCAACTGCAGGATGAAGACTTCTTCTCTCTTGACGGTACCACTAAGAATATGAATCTTGTGGATCGCATCAATATCTTCTTCAAGGTCGGCAACTTCATCGATGTCAACTTCACTGAAGAGGAACAAAAGTTTGTTGATGACACTGCTGCAGCAGAAACTTTTGAGGATGCTATTGCTGTTGCCAATGCTATCTGGAAGTATATGAAGTCCAAGCAGGAGAAGAAGGTTGCTGACATCACCCCTCCTCCTGTGGGTCAGTCTGGCGGTTCTACCGAGCAAGTCACCGAGCAAGTCACCGAGCAAGTTACCGAGCAAGAGGGTGAAGGGCAACCTGAAAACAAAAGTGCCGATGCCGAAGAATCTGAGCAATCCCCTGGTGGCGGTGCTGGTGGATCCACAGAAATGGATGCAACCACTGATGCTGCCTTTGAGCAGGCAATGGAAGAACTAACCAAACAGGTACTTTCTGAGAGTGTTTACTTTGAACTTCCCAAGTTCACGGTTGAACAGGTTGTTGTTCCTTGTGCCGATATCCTTAAAGAGCATCGTATTCACTTCAGTGGATTGGAAGAGAATGGTGCTGAGCAAGTTCAAGTTGCTGAGAATGCTTGGAAGAAGTTTCGTAAGAACTCCCAGCAAGAAGTCAACTACCTGGTAAAAGAGTTTGAGTGTCGCAAGGCAGCGAGTACCTATGCTCGCTCTAGCAGCGCCAAGACGGGCGTCCTAGACACCTCTAAACTGCATACCTATAAGTACAACGATGATCTCTTCAAGCGGGTCTCTGTGATCCCTGAGGGTAAGAACCACGGTATGATTTTCCTAGTTGATTGGTCTGGTTCTATGTCCAACAATCTTATCGATACCGTCAATCAAGTCATTCAACTCTGCTGGTTCTGCCAAAAATCAAACATCCCGTTTGATGTATATGCGTTTACTAACGAGACGTATATGATCTACAAGCGTCTTGAGCGTAATGGTATTAGTGATATGCATTCTGAAGGTCTCGTTATCAAAGAAGTTCCCAATCAGTTTGCTCTCGATAACTACTTTGCAATGATGCACCTGGCATCATCTAAACAGAAGACTCGTGACCTTGAAGAATCTCTCAAGTATCTGTTTTTCAACGCTGGTGCTATCGGATACAAAGGATGGTCGCACGAGTTCTTCTTCTTCCCCACTCCTGGTATGGGTCTTTCTGGTACCCCTCTGAATGAAGCACTGGTATGTCTCCACGCTCTGATCCCTCAGATGAAGCGTCAAGCAGAGAAGGTTACCGTCTGCATCCTTACTGATGGTGAAGCAGCAGGTTCTGGAGTCTGGAGTGACAAGTGGCGTTATGATGGTCGCCCTTGGGCAAACCACATCCGTCAAAACTGTCAACTGCGTGATCGTAAACTTGGTAAGGTTTATGAGAAGATGTCTGATAACTATGCTGGTCTCTCGGAGATCTTGCTGATGAACCTGCGTGATCGATTCCCCACTGTCAACTTCCTTGGGTTCCGTTTGCTTGCTCCTCGTGAGTCTGGTTCGTTCTTCCGTCAATTGTTTAACTGGACAATGGATGAGGAGTATGATCGGTTTGTTGCTACCTACAAGAAAGAGAAGTATGCTGTCTGCTCTCGTCGTGGGTACCACCAACTCTATGTGATGCCTACTTCCAACCAGGAAGATGTTTCTGGAATGGACAATGTTTCTGAAGAAGCAAGTAAAGCAGAGATCACCCGAGCATTCAAGAAAATGTTCAAGTCCAAGAAGAACAACAAAAAGATGCTCAATGCCTTTGTGCAGACAGTTGCCTAACTGTCCACTCTGCCCTGAGTCTGCCCCACTCTGCCCCTATAATTGGTACATACCAAACGAACCACGATGCCCTTCGCTCCCGCTCCTGTGACCACCGAACAACTTATTTCCTATCTGTCCGACAACTTTGGTACTGAAGTCAATACCGCCAACCTTCTTTCTGCTGCTGACCACTTCAACGTTTCTCTTCCTACAGTGAAAAACCGTCTTGATGATTACAAGTCTGGTCGTGGCAAGTGGAACCTCAGTGTTCAGGAACTGGAAAAAACCTTTGCTGCTCCTGCTGGTATTCCCGCTCAGGAGCAAACTGTTCTGATTCCTACTAAGGATCCTAACTTTGTCCCGTTCGGGAACTTCTCTGCTATTAAGAAGATCATCAAGTCTGGTATCTTCTACCCCACGTTTATCTCTGGTCTGTCTGGTAACGGTAAGACCTTTGGTGTTGAACAAGCGTGTGCTCTCCTAAATAAAGAGTTCATTCGCGTAAACATCACCGTTGAAACTGACGAGGATGATCTTATTGGTGGTTTCCGTCTTGTTAATGGCGAAACTGTCTGGCACAATGGACCCGTCGTGGAGGCTCTTTCACGCGGAGCTGTGTTGCTTCTAGATGAAGTTGATCTTGCCTCTAACAAGATCCTCTGTTTGCAATCTGTGCTTGAGGGCAAGGGTGTCTTCCTGAAGAAGATCGGTAAGTATGTCAAACCCGCTCCTGGGTTCAACGTGTTTGCAACTGCCAACACCAAAGGCAAGGGTTCGGAAGATGGTCGCTTTATTGGTACCAATGTTCTGAACGAAGCATTCCTTGAGCGTTTTGCTATCACGCTTGAGCAAGAGTATCCCACCACTGCTGTTGAAGGAAAGATTCTGATGAAGATTGCGGAGTCTCTGGGTGTCGATGATGACAACTTCATCTCCCGTCTCGTGGACTGGGCACAAGTCATCCGTAAGACCTTCTATGACGGTGGCATCGATGAAGTAATCTCCACTCGTCGTCTGGTACACGTTGTCCGTGCCTTCAGCATCTTTGGTAACAAAGAAGATGCTATCAAGTACAGCATCAATCGTTTCGACGATGAAACCAAGCAAGCGTTCATCGAACTGTACGACAAGATCGATGCTGACTTTGACAAAGAACCTCAACAGTGATACTATATGGGGTGTTGACCACCCCTACAACTTTTTTATGGATTTACCGATTGACGATTCTGAATTGAAATGCATCATTGATGCACTCAAACTGGGTGGCAACACATCACTTCACAACAAACTCAAACTTGTTTTGGAACTTCGGGAGAATGACCTCCCTTACAAAAAGATTCTTCGTGAGCAGTACGGTTATGCAGTATAAGTATTCCGAGGATCAGATCCTCGATGAACTCCGTCAGTACATTACTGACACCTATCGTCAGCATTACTCTAGTGGTGACGATGCTATTCAGACACTGGATCTGATTGAAGCGTGTGGTGATGGTGAAGCATTTTGCCGAAGCAACATCCTTAAGTACGCTTCCCGTTACGATCGCAAGGGTACCGCCCGTCGTGACATCGTAAAGATTCTCCACTACGCAGTTCTTCTGCTACACTTCAACGACAAAAACGCTAACCGAGAAACTTATCATCAATGACCCAAGTCAAACTTACTAAGAAAACCTTCAACACTCTTAAGAACTTTGCAACGATCAACAAGTCAATTGTTATCAATCCTGGGTCTAAGATCCGTACTATTTCTGTCAACAAGAACATTTTTGCTTCTACTGAAGTTGCGGAAGAGTTTCCTACTCAGATGGCGATTTACGACCTGGGTGTATTTCTCTCTGGTCTCTCACTCTTTGAGAATCCGATCTTCGACTTTAACACTGATGGCAAGGTAGTTATTCGTGACGAGAACTCTAAGTCCTACACGAACTACTTCTTCTCTGATCCTGACCTGGTGGTACAACCTCCCAACAAAGATCTGGATCCACCTGACGGTGTTAATGTCTCCTTCACTCTTGAAGCAAAGACTCTTGACGCTCTGCTCCGTGCTGCAAACGTGTACCAGGTACCTGACCTGTGCCTCTACTCCCGTCACGATCAACTGATCCTTCGTGTTTGTGACAAGAAGAATGACACCAGCAACACCTTTGAGGTTCCTGTGTGTCAGATTGATCCTGACAAAGAAGTCTGCGTTTGCTTCAAAGTTGAGAACCTGCGTCTCCAACCTGAAGACTATCAGGTTCGTATCTATGGTACCCGAGTTGCCAAGTTCACTGCTATCGATTTGAACTCGATGGAAACTAAACCACTTGATTATTGGATTGCACTGGAGCCGCAATGAGACACATCCTCTTTACATTGAAGGGTTGCAATGTTGAAAAGATGGAGGACATTGAATATATGCGTTTGATGCTGTACATAGCAGCAAAAGAATGCAACTCAACCCTCCTGAACTTGAGTGTACACAAGTTCGAGCCAGTCGGTTTCACTGGTATCGCTATGCTTGCTGAGTCCCATATCAGCATTCATACTTGGCCAGAGAAAGGAATGGCAGTGTGTGACGCTTTTACTTGTGGCGATCATACAACACCTGAAAAGGGTGTAGAATATATGAAGGAGGCACTTGAGTCCTCTGACGTTATTGTGAACGAGTTTATCCGCCCTCTGGAATAAATATGAGTGATTTTCTCTGGGTTGAGAAGTACCGACCCAAAACCATCGATGAGTGCATTCTCCCCGATGAGACTAAAAGTGTATTTCAAAAATTTGTAGAGAAGGGTGAGATCCCTAACCTGCTGCTGTCTGGTCCCCCTGGCATTGGTAAGACCACCGTGGCAAAGGCACTCTGCGAACAACTTGGAGCAGATTACTATGTCATCAATGGATCCGACGAGGGTAGATTCCTCGATACTGTCAGAAACAATGCGAAGAACTTCGCTTCGACCGTCTCACTTACATCGTCTTCTAAGCACAAAGTCATCATCATTGATGAGGCAGATAACACCACGCACGATGTACAACTCCTCCTACGGGCGTCTATTGAGGAGTTTAGTAGCAACTGCAGATTTATCTTCACCTGCAACTACAAAAACAAAATCATCCAACCACTTCATTCCCGTTGCTCAGTGGTTGAGTTCACTGGAGGAAACAAGCAGCAACTTGCCGCAACCTTCTTCAAGCGAGTCCAAGACATCTTGGACAAGGAAAGGGTCGCTTCGGAACCTCGCGTTCTGGCGGCGCTAGTCCAGAAGTATTTCCCTGACTTCCGTCGTACCCTCAATGAGTTGCAACGGTACAGTGCTCAGGGGCAGATCGATACTGGAGTTCTTGCTAACGCATCTACTAAAGTTGATGATCTTGTGTCTTTCCTAAAGGGCAAAGAGTTCACTAAGATGCGTAAGTGGGTCGTTCAGAATCTTGACAATGAACCCGCATCTATTATTAGGAGCATCTATGACAGTCTCTACACCCATCTCCAACCTCAAAGCATTCCCCAAGCGGTTCTCATCATTGGTGAGTACCAGTACAAGTCTGCTTTCGTTGCCGATCAGGAGATCAACCTGGTGGCATTTTTAACCGAACTTATGATGCAGTGCCAATTCAAATGAATATTGAATTAGAGTATTGGATGAAAAGGTTGATGGATGGTAAACCTCTCGATGAAACTAATCATTGGGTTAAAGAAATCCGTCGAGCTCAGCGTGAATTGCGAGCAGAGA